CCCCAAGACGACCACAGTCTTGGTAAGAAGATTTCCTATTAAATCTTCTATAAAATTATGTACAAATATATACAAATATATACAAATATATAACAACATATAACTATAAAATAACATATAATTATAAAACAACGTACAACTATTAAGGAAGTACTATTTCCCCTTCTGGAGCTATTGGCAATGGTTCATAATACAAGGGTGGGCAGCCTGTCCAAAAGTAAGGGACGTAATCCTCACCTGCAGCACAATAAAAATCAAGTGTGCTAGGACTATCTGGGCCATGCCAAACATTAATAATTGAACCCCCATGCTGAATAGCGGATGTCCAATCTTCTGTCTTCCCAGGTATGTGCCTGAGGGCACTGTAAAAGGGAATTTCCCACTCTAATGTGGGGTTTATCTCTCCGACTGTAAGAGCGGTTCCGCAAGAAGCGGAATCAGGTTGCCCATTACTAAAATGGAAAAATGGAGTGTTCATTGAAACAACAGCTGAAGCAGCAGCCCGACTTGCGTTGTAATAATCGGGGAAAGGATCGAGCCTTCTCTCAGTATAAGGACCTGGTTTATTAAAGCGTGAAACCTCCATCCTTGGTGTCCATTTAATGCCACTACGATATCCTCTAACAATAGCTTTCCATCTAATTGAACCACGCCAAGCTGAAAAGCAATGAGACACCCAGTGAAGCATCACCGTATTACAATAATTATATTTTCTCGAAATGTTGGAAAGGTGGATAGCTCCGTCCACGTTGCCACGCAAATAAGGAAAAGCAGCCATCTGAACCTGTAACATTTTATTACCGTCATCAAGCAACCCAATAGAGGAGTGTAAGTTGTATCGTTTGAGTATCTGGCGAAATGAAGTTATGCTCTCACCAGTATACACTTTGTTTATCAATTCATCATCCTGCAAAGTGGGACCCAATTTTACTGTCTCATCATGCAAAGGGGCACTTGGTTCAGTGGTGTTTTCAGATTCTGGGACTATTGTTCCAGACTGCTCAGACAATGTCGGCTTATATATGAACTGCTGAAAATCATTAGACGGTACAAACACTTCGAAATCGTCTCCCATAGATACAAAAACATTAATCTCAATGTCATTACTAACAGTGCTATTCGGTGTCGTTAATTCATTGACAACATACAATGCAATAACACCATTACCGGACGATTTTGAAGTAAACCTGGTAGTACCATATGCCGTTGTTATTGAATGGATGCCTGGTTTGAGATGGTCAAGTAGCGTGTGATGTTGACCATTACCAATTTCAATTGTAAAATCCTTAGTGTCCGCAATGTCGACGACATGCAAGTAATTGGTATTATACTCATTTGTCGCAATAAAGTCAGGGTCATAAACGACTTTTAATCTTCCTTTATGAAATGAAGAACAAACAATTTGGAAACGGAACTTCATGGATCCTGTCCAATACTCAAAAGGCATACAAGCCACGGCACATGCAGGCAGATGTAAAGCTGTAGGAACCTCAAAAGTTTCTGCCCAAAGGGCGGGATCAATACGAGAATTCCAGAGAAGTGTCTCCGGAGCAGTTCCTATATTCCAACTAAAGGTTGTAAGATAAGATTCGCGACGAGCAATATCACGGATATTAAGGGCATCGGTTCCCCCTGATAATCCTGCTATACGCGGATCAATAGACAACTCCTGTTTTTCATCAACCGTTAATTTAATGCAATTGTCTGGAACATTCGTAACGGCCAGTTGACCGAAAGGACGCGGAACAAACGGATCAGGTGCCTTAGTTATAGGCGGACGAGAATAACCAAACATCTTAGCGATGTTGCCCACTGCCGATGCCCCCATCTCGGTAGCTAGAGCAAAGGGCTCAATTGCGGGAATCGTCTTTAATGATCCAGCACATTTTGCAATTACACTTGCAGGCTTAGAAATCACACCACTACGATTTGCTTCATCGATCTCCCCCATTTGAGGAACTAAAGTACCTGGTTCACGTGATGTAAGTATGCTAAACGACACATCTTCAGCCCAGGCAAAAACGCTGATACTAGCTCGATCAGCCGCTCCGTTTGCATGCCTGAGATCGTTAATTGAACGAATTGTAATTTCCCCTAATTCACGCCAACTTTCGGTTGGAATATCTAAATAGTTTGCATACCAAAACATAGGTAAGATCATCTCACCCCCACTCGAAGTAGTGGGATCGAGAAACACATGGGGTCGTTGTGATTCTTGGATTAAATCCAAAGGAAAAAGTTCTCGACTTGTTGATAAGGTATCATATCTGGAATAAGGCAAATAAGAAACAAGTGCTCTACCATATTGAAATCCATTTCCATTAATTACAATTTTCAAGTGCAATTTGGCTTTTAATAATTTGTAGGTGGCCAGTCGGTTAATAACACGGGAATTTTCAAAATATAACCTCCAAGGGTTTATATTAATATATTTAGATGTACCCGTGCCCCACTCTTCCTCATGAATTTTCAGAGGTCGACTGAAGAAATTGTCGAGTGTCGCGTCATCAGAATCTTGAAGCGATCTAGTGGGATCCATCTGACCTCCTGCATCATATACATAAGGTTGCATCTGATCTGAAAAATCAACATTTTCTTGAGCAGTAAAGGTCCCTTTCTTTTGAATCGAAGCTTCAGCTACGATCCCCATTTGGGGCCTATATAACATCTTTTTACAAAATAATTTACATTTAAATTTACTAGTAAGTCAATTTACAATCCCTACAGCCGACTCAAACTGCAGGGTGGTGCGATGATAATGTAGTGGCTAACTACTCTCCTAAATAGGAGTATGGCCGAGCACCATGCCGATATGTACAAAGCCTAATTTTACAAATGTACATGACACAAAACACGAATAAAATTGGTAATCCATATATACACAGTCCGTTTTAACTATACACAGGAACCCCGATGGACTTCGGAGTGGAGAATTTAACCTAGTAACTCTCACGAAAGGTAATTCTAGCCTCACTAACAGGTTCGGCATCTTCAGGTCGGTATTTCCGTAACCAATCTTGGACGCGATCTTCATAGTTTTTGTCAAACCCTTGACACAAATGGGTAATTCCAGCTTGGGACGCAATATCCTGCATCTCTGAGAGACGGCATTCAAATGTCTCTCTTCCATAGTAAAACCAATCGTGAAGAGATGTATCAATATTTTGTGCTGACTGCATCTCCAATGATAGATCCTTGGATTGCAAGTGGGCATGTAAACGTTTAAAAATGGAGTCCTCAGAAAGCACACCTACATTCGCCTTTAAATCAGGGTGATAAAAATTGCTACGTTTTAAGAAGTCTGCTTCTTCAGCATCCATGTATTCAGTGGCTACAGATTCCTTATCAGGCATGGTGAACTTCATATCACGCTCTTCCAGAAACTTCGCCACAGTAATGTGGTTAAATTCAGGGAAAAGTTCGTGAACAGAACTCTTAGCATCATCGCCGTATGTAATTAACGAGCACACTTCATTAAAATCAGGAAGGTCTTCACGATCCTTATACGTGTGGTAGTATGCACATCGAAACAACAAAGCATTGACAATAGAGTTGATATACACAGTAAGATTTTGTCCCGAAGGATTAGATCCAACATGCTGTATATAATCTCCATTGTACGCCATCACAGGTTGGCTCACATCGGTAGCAATTCCTTTCATAATCTCAATATCATCAGATGAATAATTTAACGATTCTTCCGCCATATCAATCATGACACGAAAAGCTACCGAAATGAGTTGACAAGACATCCGCAGATCATACTTACTGTAATCA